CCAATAAGGGTTTTAAACACAATGGCAAAACCAGATCACGCAGGATCTCAAAAAGACGGCGGCGAAGCGCCAGGCCAAGGACAGGGCAAGGGCCGGACTGCAGAACGCGGTACCGGTGAACCGGGCCAGGGTAAAGGCAAAGGCCAGGACAACGGCCAGGGTAAAGGCCTGAATAAAAACCAGCCTGCTGATGAACCGGCTACTGATGCAACCAACACTGACAACGCAGAAACTTCTGCAACCGAGGAAACCAACGAATGAAAACGTTTATGACACGACTATTGGCATTGCCAGTGTTGCTGCTATTCGCCGCACTGACTGCCGGCGACGCGCTGGCAATGAAACTTGATAACACCGGTCCCTGGCCAGTGTGCAACGGTGATCAGGCTCAAATCGATCCCGATGGTGATGGCTGGGGATGGCAGGACGGCGAAACCTGTAAATATAAATTTGATGACGATGACGATGACGTGGAGATCCCAACGCTGACTGTGTTGCCGCGGCCAATAATCTGCTGTCACGCTTAACATCTGGTGACGGTCTCGACCTGGTGGTGCTGAACGAAATCATGGATGACCTGTTAGCGCTCCCATGGATCTGTAGCGTTGAGGCGGCACCCGATGACGTCGTTGATGATGGCGGTGGCTAGCAATTAGCCAGTAACTGGCAGGGCGGTATTGCACCGCTCTGTTTCAGACATAAAAAAAGCCGGTCAATGACCGGCTTTCGGAGCTTCACAAAATAAACACTATTGGTAATACATAGGAACCCATCCTAAAGCACTGCGGAGAAACAATGCCCGGTTAATTTATATGCCTGCGTGCCAGGTGTCAACGTGGCTTTTATGACTAAAACTGTTTACCCAGTGATAGAAATTTCTGAACGCCCGGGAATCGCCGGGCAGTTCGCTGAAATAAACGGCTGCACCTGGTCCGTCGCTAGGCTGATATCGCTTTCTGTAGAGCAGGCATTACCGGTTTATGATGCGCCGCTTGCTTTTATGGACCTTAGCGAATCTTTGTGGGGTGAGTGCTCACCGATCGAGATAGCCGGACATATACAGGCGGTTCAGGATGCTGATCTATCCAAGCCAATCATATTCTCTGCCACCGGTGCGCTGATGGATGGCAGGCACCGATTGGTCAAAGCATTAATGCAGGGCAAGGCCACGATTAAGGCTGTCCGGTTTGAAGTAGATCCGGTGCCTTGTACTGAGGGTTCTCCTCATGGCTAAAAAGAAAGTCGCCAAAAAGAAGGTCTCGAAAAAAAAGGTTGTTCGGAAAAAACGATCAGCCAAAAGTGTGGCTACCCGATTTTCGTTTGGAAATAGTGCTTGGAAAGCCAGAAGCACACATGGGCGTAACCCAATCTTTGAAAGTCCGGAACATCTTTACGAGGCGTGCGGCGAATATTTCCAATGGGTAGAAGACAATCCATTGATTGCGGCAGAATCAGTTAAGTTTCAGGGCATCGGGAAAACCATGATGGTGCCAAAAATGCGAGCAATGACGATCACAGGCTTATGTAACTTCTTGGATATTAGTTTCCCTACTTGGAAAGATTACAAATCCAAGCCCGATTTTTCTGACATCTGTGCCCGTGTTGAAAACATTATTTATCAGCAAAAGCTCGAGGGCGCTGCCGCAGACATGCTTAACCACGCGATCATTGCGCGTGAATTAGGACTGACCGAGAAAAAGGAGGTGGATCATAAGAATCTACCAGATGTGAGCGTGTATCTACCGGACAATAACCGTGGTGATGTTGATGACGGGTAATCCGCCAATCAATCAGCTTCGTCCTCAGCCTGGGCCGCAGGAAGTATTTCTTTCTACGAGCGCAGACGTTGCTTTATACGGCGGTAGTGCAGGCGGTGGTAAGACCTTTGGATTATTGCTTGAGCCGCTTCGTAGTATCACGCGGGTAAAGGGCTTCGGTGTAACGATCTTTCGGAGAACAACACCTCAGATTAAAAACGAAGGCGGTCTGTGGGATGAGTCGCGTAAGATGTATTCACCGCTTGGCGCGGATCCATCCGAGACAATCACCAGGTGGAAGTTTCCCCCATTTGGCAACAAGATTAAATTTGCTCACCTCGAGTATGACAAAACGCTGCAGGATTACCAGGGCTCACAGATTCCGCTGATTTGCTTTGATGAGCTCACGCATTTTTCTGAAAAGCAGTTCTTCTACATGTTGTCGCGCAATCGCTCTGTGTGCGGTGTAAAGCCGTATGTACGCGCTACTACGAACCCAGATAGTGAAAGCTGGGTTGCCAAGTTCATAGCCTGGTGGATTGATCAGGAGACCGGTTACCCGATAAAAGAGCGGTCGGGCGTTGTGCGTTGGTTTGCTCGAGTTGGTGATGTGATTGAGTGGGCTGATTCGAAACAAGAGCTGAAAGACCGATTTCCAGAAATATTTGCAACTGATGATGTAGAGCCGAAGTCGTTTACATTTATTGCCGCCACGCTCGAGGACAACAAGATTCTGATGGACAAGGATCCGAGCTACAAAGCGAATTTGCTAATGCTGCCACGCGTTGAGCGTGAGCAGTTGCTTAAAGGCAACTGGAAAGTTAAGCACTCTGCTGGCGACTACTTTCCAGAATCGAAAGTCACAATTGTCGATGCGTTGCCGAATGATGTTCGAAGATTCTGTAGGGGCTGGGATTTAGCACAAAAAAATAAATTCTGACGATGTAAAGAATTTGGTGCGCAACACAGCCATATCAGATGGTTATCATTGCGCAATTAGACTACCTCAAGATCCCGGCCAGGCTGGTAAAGACCAAGCAACAACCTATGTGCGATATTTAGCTGGATTCAACGTCAAAACGGCACCTGTTACTGGTGATAAGGAGGTGCGTTCTCGGGCGCTATCCGCGCAATGGCAAGCCGGCAATGTGTACATTGTTCGTGGCGACTGGAATGAGTCATATCTTGCTGAAATGAACGCCTTCCCGTTAGGCGCTCACGATGATGATGTTGACGCCAGTAATGAAGCATTTGCAGAACTCACTATTGGTGTTGCCGAAGCCAGCATTAGCAGAACTACCGGCGTCCACAACTAAGAGCAATTATAAAATGGGACTATCAGCAACACACCCGCAATACGACAAAATGGTCAATATCTGGACCGTGGCGCGTGATTTTTACGAAGGCGAGCAAGCGGTTAAAGATGCCGGTGAAAAATACTTGCCACCAACCAGTGGCCAAAGAAAAGACGGAGCCGGAAAATCTGCAACGTCTGATGGTGCAATGGACTATGAAGCGTACAAACTACGGGCTTTGGTGCCGGATAATCTCTATGAAGCCATCGACAGTGCAATCGGATCATTAACAAAAAAAGACCCTGAAATCATTCTGCCACCGGCTATGAAGTCTGTAAAAGAACGTGCATCAGCACTGGGTGAAACACTGCCAATGCTGCTGAAGCGAGTCTATACCGACCAGCTTCTGCTTGGCCGCATCGGCGTGTTGGGTGATCTTGATGCGACCAATAATTTCAGCCCGATAATCACCACTTATGATGCGCTTAGCGCTCACAACTGGAATGACACCATCAGCCCGCAGAAAACGGACAATCTCGGTTTTGTTGCGCTGAATGAATCCTGCCCGGTGATGGATACACAAACGATGGCATGGAAAGAAAAAGAGCAGTATCGCGGTTTAATGCTGGTAGATTCTGATGGACAGCTTGCGACCGCCGGCGGTCAATATGCCACCGTGACGTCAGAAGGAAAAAATGCTAGCTGGACTGACCCGGTATTCCCCGAACGGATGGGCAATCGACTTAATCACATTCCGTTTGAGTTTATCAACTCGGCTGATTTGGTACCGATGCCGAGCCGCCCGCCAATGTACGGGCTGATGATGATGATCTGGCATATTTATATGGGTGAGGCTGATTACCGGCAGCACGTCCACACGCAAGGCCAGGACACGCTATTTACCAAGGGTTTTGACCTGCCAAAAGATGATAGCGGTAACCCGATCTCATTGCGCACCGGTGCAGGTACACACATCCACGCGCCATCTGAAAACGCCGAGATGAAATTTGTCGGTGTTGATAGCTCTGGCATCGAAGAATCCAGAACAATGCTCGAAAACGATTACACCAGGGCATCGCAAAAAGGAGGGCAATTGCTTGATACCGCCGGTGGTAATGGTGAGTCGGGTGAAGCGCTGAGAATTCGTATCTCTTCGCAAACAATCAGGTTGCCGAATATTGCGATTGCCGGGGCCGCTGGTGTTGAATCTGTACTGCGCAAAATGGCGCCGCTTTACGGAGTAACGGATCTTGAATCAATCAAGGTTAAACCAAACCTGAAGTATGTAGAAGATGAAGTTGATATGTCGCGTTTGGTTGATGCCATGGACGCGAAGTTGCTCGGGTTTCCGCTTAGCCGGCGTTCTCTGCATTCTTTTGCGTTTAAACACGGTTACACCGAAAAGACCTACGATCAGGAGATGGAAGAAATATCACAGGAGGAAGCAGAAAATCCAACTGTGGATGACGTCGAAGATGATGATGGCAATGAAGATGTTAATGCCGCCTGATGCCTGAACAAACGATCAATGAAAAAATCAGAGATGCAGCGTTGCGACGGCAGCTGCGTGCGATGCGCTATGCCAGTGGATTAAGCCGCGAATCGATCAAGGAACTGCGCTCAAATGATGACGAGCTCAGAGGGATATTGTCTGATTATTTTATTCGTATCGATGACAGCCCTATCAGCTCCAGTGCTACCCAACGGCAATTGAATGGCCTGGATAAAAAGATTGCTGCTATTCGCGATGCCGTATGGAAATCTGCAACAAAGAAGATCAACGCTGAATTAAAAGACTATACCCTGTCTCTTATAC